TCCTTGTTGGACATTTCAGTTGGTAACACGTAACGGTTGCTATCAATTGTGATGACTTTAGTCATGATGTTCTCTCTTCTTTCTAGGGTTTAAGTTGCACTGGATCGGGTGACCCAGTGCATGAATTATATCACGGATTATTTAACACTAACACTAAATTCAATATTACTTATTGCGTCTTGAATCTTTTCGTCCATGTTGTTGTCCATCCAAGATTCAATTGCATCGTCCACGTTGTAATCGGTAATGTCGAAATTGTTCGACATCCAGTTACTGATCTGGTCATCAATGTCGTCGTTGGCCAAGATGTCCATCATCTTATCGCGCAGGTTGTTATCCATCCAGTCGTCAATGGATGCATTGATTTCCACTTGGGTGTTGATCTGAAGAACTGCAATACGTTTGTCAATGATGGCAAACAATGCTTCTTCTACGGGGCTTGGGCCTTGGGACTGGGTCACTGCGCTATCGATGGTATTGATCACAACACCGAATGCAGTCCGGACTGCTACCTGATCAGTGGCACTCAAAGTATTGATCATCATCTCTGAATAATCCAGTGCGGACTGGATGTCCATGCCACGTGAACCAAACAGGTTATTGCGGAAGGGTGTTACTGGGTTGCTCATTGCGTTCTCTCTTCTTTCTAAGGTTGTATCTAATCGGCCGATTAGACAGTTGAATTATAGCACTGTTTTACTCTGTTTGTACAATCTTTAATTTATAAATAAAGTCTAGATCAGCCCCTACAAAATACAGGGACCGGCCGTCTTTCAACTGAATATAGCAAAACGGATGGTCATCGGGATCAGCGGGATCCTCGCCAAATATTGCGCCCTCCAATTCTTCAGCAGTAACGAAAAGGCGATCATCAAGAGTATCGTAATTGCTGAAGGTCCGCGAAGCAGGGACCGCGTAACCCAATTTGATCAGATCATGCCTCATTTGAATAATGCAGTCTGGGGTGTTGTCACCCAAGCAAACAGGCGCTAAGTCAATCCACGTTGAATAGTCTGTGCCGGCGGTTTCGTTGTGGGTGTACACATTGATGTGGAACCAGTCATTTTCATCGGGGGAATGAATGTTGAAGTCATACCCATCGATCCCGTGCCACCAGTCACCATCGCGGACAATTTCATGCTGATACTGTTTGATCAGGCCATCGGCAATTTGCTGTAATTGATCGTTAGTCATCTCTCTATCCTTTCTGTTGTGAGGCCTCAAGTATACCACGGCGCCAGCACTTTGCAACAAATAAAACAAAAAAAGATCAGCGGGCCCACCCACCCCCGCCACCACCATTCAAGGGAAAAAATCAAAGAAAACAAAACCGGCTGCAGAGAAAAAACCCGCGCGCCTAACGGCGCGCGGGCCATGGGCCACGGCCCATGGAGCAAGGCCCAAGGGCCAAGGGCCAAGGGCCAAGGGCCAAGGGCCAAGGGCCAAGGGCCAAGGGCCAAGCGCCACGATTGACGCGTTGAGCGGGAGGGGCCGAGGGCCTAGTTTATAGGGTATTCATTAACCAACCGCATGATGCGAAAAACCAACCGCGCGAGAGTGAAAAACCAACCGCGCGGTCGGCTAATTGCATTAGTTAAGCGGAGAGCAATTCAAGCGCCCTATTTTTCAAAGCAGCGCCCGTGCCAAACCAAGCAGATTCAATGCGGGTATTGTCAGAACGTCCGCGCTCATGATCCACCAGTTCAGTAACGGCATTCAAGGCCGCCCACCTTGTACCGGCCACGCCCACAATATCGGAACCAATAGCGCGCCCATTGAATAATTCAATAATTCGCTTGAATGCGCGACTGTCTTTAATTTCGATTTTGCCGGTGTGGTAGGGCTTCAATAATTCGGTTACAAAATCGTCCGCCTGTTCGGCCGTCATACTTTCACCGGCCAATTTGCGGGATTGAACTAAAAACCGCTCCCACTGATTGGCCACAATGCCAAGCTGCAGCCGGACATCGTCCGCGTTGAATCGCTCAGAATGTAAAACCCTAATTTGCGATTCGCTGTTATTGACGGCCGCCGTGATTGTGTTATTGCATACCACGCGCACACTGGTAAATTTTGCAATGGTGGCCATTGTCCCGTCGTATGACGTGCCAAGCAAAACATAAGGGCGCACTGTGTCACCTTCCACAATGTCGGCCCCTTCGTTCACCTTAGCCAAGGCCCAAACCCTCCGGCCGTAACTTAGCGCGCCGGCCGTCTCCATTGTGAACCCGCCAAGATCCACAAGCTTACTAAAAAACCCCATTACCTCCGAGGGTTGAACCACGTTATAGCCTTGTGAGACTACAGCTAACGGCGCGCCGGTGTCGCTACGGTGTAGCACTTTGCGATCTGGCCATGCTTGCGGAGCACTGGTGGCCGGTGTATTAAATAAAACGGGGCTCTCTAATACGTCATAAGCAAGGCCGGCCTGTTGTGTCCATTCCTGAATTGTCGCGCCCGCTGTTAGCTGCTGCCCTAACTTATGCCAAGGGGCTAACCCTGAATAAGCTATTGCTGCTGTTCCCGTTGTTGTGTCGATCATGTGGGCCATATCTATCCTTTCTGAGTTGATGAAAACCGGTTATTTGTACCGGTGCTTGAATTATACACACTTTTTACACTTTGCACGTTTTATTTACAATTATTTTCAAATTATCCATAATTGTCCAAAAACCACCACAATAAAACCAAAATAACGATTAGTCCAATTATCACGGGGCCCCCAATTCTAGGCCGACATCGCCCGCGATATGGTGGCGCAAAAAAGATCCATGCGGAAGGGTCCGCACAAATTCGCGAAGCGCTGCAGCATCATTTTTCGCGCCGTTTTTTTTAGTGTTGTGCCACTGTATCGCTACTGGTCCACTTGCAGCATAGCACCCACCGTCTTCATCTTTTCCCACTTTCTTTTTACCGGTTCCATGGGCAACAAATACAACGACAAAATCACGCGCACCACGTGCACATAAGGGGCTACCACCGCCGCACTGTTGACAACTAAAATTGTCGGCCAATTCTGCGGGACAACGGGCAAATTGTACGCCGTGAATTTTACGCGGCCACTGATCGGCCGATTCTAGGGGCGCAGCATACACAGCGGGCCGGCCTAATTCTACGGCGCGCACTGCTTCGGCCGTTGTGTCACAGCTCGCATTTATAACTGTTTTATTTGGCTTCGGAAGCGGGAGCGCTTCGGCCGCAAAATGCGAATATGTCCAAGCTTGACCACCACGCGGGACGCTATCAAAAACGGCCTGCAGATAATCGCTATCAATTTGTGATGTGCCGGTTTCACTTTTAGGGTGAAGGCTGCAGCTTGTCGGGCACGTGCCATAGGTTTCATGTTCGCCGCTGCGATAAGTAACTGCTATTGGGCCGGTTTTGCTGTTGGCGCTGATTCTGACTGTTTTTAACATTTCTCTATCCTTTCTGTTGATGAAGGGCCCAGTATATCAACTTTAACGGCCTTTTGTGTATGATATTTTCTAGGGGTTTTCACGCGTCGCACAATTAAGGGGCTGCTGTTTTCGTCCCATGGCATAACCAAAAAGGGTAAGTCATCGGCCGACATAACGCGCATAAAGTCACGAGCGCGAGTAAGGGAAGGGAAGGTGCGGATCACACTCTGGGAATTAGGGAAGCACACGTCATATTTATAAATTGGCATTTTCTATCCTTTCTGGGTTAATCGTCGCGGTCGGTGTTCAACTCAAGGCGCGGGTATTCGTCTTCTATGAAACTGTCGTCAATATGAGCAATGCCCAAACGGGTGCCGGCATCCCAAATCAAAACGGGCAAATCTTGCGGCAAATTAGCGAGCGCAGCCGACAAGGTGCGAACAGTCATGCCTTTATTTGTTCGGGCATGCTTCAAAGCGCAAAACCAAACCTCATACGCATCAGCAATCGACGAATAAACATCGTCCATCAAATCGCAAAATTCGCGGCTGCTGCGCTCGTCCGGATCAGCAGATAAAAAACGAACTACATCAGCACGCGAAGCAACAGCAACGGCATGCTGATAAACGTCAAGGAAAGCCACTTCATCAAAGCTTAAAGTTTTCATTCTGCAATCTCCTGTAATTTTTTAAATGCTGCCTGTGCTTCTTCTAAGGTTTTACAATCTGTTTCGTATTGCTCATTTGGATCACCCCAATGATCTTCAATGTAATACCCCGCAAGCACCAAACCCATTTCTATATCTCTTAATAATTCTTTCATTTTGTCACCTCTTCAACAGTGTCAATGATCCAACTGCCATAACCCGCGTCATCAAAATCACCACCATCGATTTCACGCGCCTTATCCCATGCTTGCTGCTCGTCTTCTGCTTTAACCAAGCAATAGACATAGCTTGTACTTGCTGCAATTACTTTAAAGGTTTTCATCTCTATTCTTTCTAAGGAACCGGATCAAGCACCGGCATCGCCAGTATAGCAAGGTTTTTGTACCTTGCAACACTTTTTTACATTTATTTTACTAAACCTAGGGTTTCCTCTAGTTCGGCCCAAGGCATGCCACGCGAAGGCCAACAGCGAAGGGGTTCAAGCTTTATGCCCTCTGCGGCCAATTTCATAGCATCGCTCCCCTGATATAAGCGAATGGTCGAGGGGCGTAGTGTATTACCGGCATCAAGCACAAGAATGTAGCAAGGCCTATCCTTGGCAGCGTGTCGAGTCATGAAAGCAATTTGATGTGGTCGCAGCCCAACTTTCAAGCCCTTGGCCACCACTTTCAATTCCATCAAAACAAAACATTCCCCGACACCCACCAACATGTCAGGAATGCCAAGGTTGATACGATTCTCAATACGCTCAACAGAGCAATTGACAAGGCCGGCTTTCACCCTAGCCGAAAATCTAGCTTCAGGCGTCATCTGATCCCCCCAAACCTCGCTCAAAGATGTCAAGCGGAGGCTGCTCCACTCCCGCGTCGAACTCGGGATCCTTTTCTCTTGCTGCACTTTCAATCACCACTCCCGTGTCCGCATCGATCAAGGCAGTGGGTGGAGGCCCACCATACAGCTTTTTAAGCTCATCAAGCTTGCGCTGCACCTCTTCCTTGCTCATGCTGTCAATTGTGCCGTGGCGGATCTCTTTGCGCTCCACATAGATCGTTCCCAAAGCTTGGCCCCTACGATACTCTGCTTGGACGGCTGCTGCAAATGCACCGGCATCCAAAGCTTTATCGCGAATGATCTGCAAATCGCGCATGTGGCGCTCATAGGACGTGTTGTATTTGGACGCCAAGTCAGCACGATAGGCCTGAATGGCCGCTACAACGTGCGGATTGATATCAGGGTGGGTAAGCTTCCATGCCATGACAGAAGCGCTGGTAGCCTTGTATCCGGCCCTTATGGCCGCCTCTTTCATGGTTACCCGCCCATCCCCACTCACAAGCTCGGTAACAAAGGTCCATTCCTTGGCTGTTAGCTTGCGACGCTGCTGCCGCAGCGGGGCCACTTCGGTTGACATTCTTTTCTGTGCCTTGTCCGGCATGACAGGGGGAACATTCCAAACGTCTTTCTTGGCCATTAGCTGATTCTCCACAAACGCCAACCATCGTCCACCTTGCGCAGCGTGAACACCCATTTGGGCTGATGTACTCGTGTGAAGCGGAGGGCAGCGACACGACAGCTCTCGGCCTGCTTGCGCACGCCAAACAGGATGCTATCACCCGCCTCCATCTCACCAAAAGGGTATTTGGATCGATTGGTTGGCAGGGCTATTCCCTGATCAATATGTACCATCATTAACTCCCGTAAAAGAACTACCACGAGTATAACGAGTGTCAACCCAAGAGTCAAGGCCAAAAGCAAATCAGGGCTCCCTATAGAACTTTTGGAGGGTGTAGTGTGTTTTTATTTTTTCACTTTTCATCTCGCGGAGCCCCCCTGAAAATATTACATTGAATCTCTTGCCGTAATCTGCCGAATGCTCGTAACGTATTGATTTCATTGACTCCTTACAGCATTACGTCTATTACGTCAAATCTCACAAAAATAAAAATAAAAACACCGCTTACCCCTAAAAGGTCTATAGCACCTAAACCTTAGTATTACTTTTTGCGCCATTTTTCCCCTTTTTGACCCGCGGTCCGCGGTCCCCAATCCCTCCCCCAAAACACACTGTATATCCACCCAGTACCATAACGCATCACACTAAACCCCCAAAACCTAGGGAAAACCCCTAGGAAATAGTACACTCTACGTAATTGACCTAACTAGCTAAAAGCATGATAATAACCCTGTCAGCATTGATAAAACACTGACAAACACCATTAACAAAGAAAGGATAGTGACATGGGTAAATTACCATACAAACCGGATAAACAGATCGAAGAGATCATGGACAATGCGCAGACTTTGCTTAACTTTTGCGGAAATACTTTTGCAAAACCATCGGAAGCTTGGTACGCGTGCCTTGTCTCCTCAGCCATTCTGACAGCAGAATTAGACGTACCCGTTGAGGTATTTTTGGAGGGCTTTGAGCATGCGTACAAGGATGCTATGAAGGCCAAGGCGAAGGGACCATCTTATGATCACTAATGCGCATGAATTCACTTCTGTGAGCAGCACAAACGGGCGCGTGACGCCATTTAACACTGGCAAGGTACAAATAGGGCTGCTGTATCAGCCAAAGCCTCCTGAGATGACATCATCTGAGGAGCTTGTTCAGGCGGCTTTGATGGGATGGTCCTCGGTCCATCGTCCTGTGCCCTTGTGGCCTTTGACGTTGGGGTCGTTGGTTGTGGGTTTTTTAATCATTTTGACTGTGGGGTAACAAATGCATGAATTTTTGTACGAGTGCGATGAGTTGGGCTTGGCGCTCAAATGTTTTTTTGAGTATGAGCCGGCCGAGGTTGGTTCTGTTGAGCCCATGTCTGGCCTGAAGTTGGAGCCGGACTATCCGGAGGTATGGACGCTTGTTTCGGTGTTCTTGCCTAACAGTAATGTGGACTTGAGCGGGGTTTTGCATCCGGATGTGATTTTTCGGATAGAGCAGGACGCACCTATTTATTTTGAAGAAATGAGAAGAGAGGAATCTTATGACTGAGCAAAGAGAACTAGAACTGCTGCGGCCTTATGTTGCGGCATGCGGGGAGTTTGTTACCAAGAACGCGGAACTGGAAAAGCATTTGAAGGCAATAGATCGTCTGCTGCTTGACGTGCTGATGGGTGATATTGATCCCATGCAGGCCATGATTAATCGTCAGAAGATAAAGGATGAGTATGAGCAAACCTGATTGCCATAAATGCGTAAACCATGATCCTTTGCCCATGACCTATCATATTCAGTGCCTTGAGCCTCGGGCCTTGGTCAGTGCTGATGCGGGTGCGGCAAAGAATGGCCAGTTTGATTGGCCGTGGCGCTATGACCCTGCGTGGTTGGAAGAATGTAATTCATATGAGGAGAAAAAATGATTATCAAACGTGCTATTGCTGTAGAGAGTCTCACAAAAGTTTGTGAGGAAAGTTTAAGTCTCATCAAACAATTGATTGAAGCGGACAACGAGGTGTATGCCAAGGGATACGAGGATGGCATGGCGGCTGAGTCTGAAGTGCAAAAGACTTTAAAGCCATCGGGTGACCGCAACGAAGTGATCGAAGAGGTGGCCAAGGAAATTGAGAAGATGACGGCTTTCAATCCTGACACGATAGACAGTTTTGCTGTTTATATAAGGAGTATGAAAAAATGACTGTTAAGGTTGGAGTCATGATTCCCACGTATAAAAGACCCGACTTAATTCGTCAAGCAGTTCTTCAATGGACTGTACAGACTGTTAAACCAGATGTGTTATGTATAAATCAAAACGGAAGTGAACAAAGTTATGAGTGGATAATTGAAGATTTAAAAGCAATGATTAAAATTAAATGGATTCATGTGCCTACTATCATTAAACAACATTTGTGGTATGCACTGCCCTTAAAACAACTTCTTATGGAAAATTGTGATGTGTTTTTATGGGCAGATCACGATGACATTTATTATCGCACCCACGTAGAAAAAAAGCTTGCTGCCTTAAAAGATCACGACATGACTTTGTCAGATACTTGCGGAATTTTGTTTCTTAAATCAAACGAATATGAATATCAAAAACCTGCAAAATTTACAGCGCATGCCCCCGGGGGCATGTCCTCTTCTATTGCTTTTACCCGAAAATTTGCCTTAAGGTTGCTTTTTGATTTAACGGCCGATAAACAGTTTTATTATTCTGATAACGTGTTGGCTTTTACAACGATGCCTAAACATAAAATTAACGTAACGCAGGATGTGACCACCGTGTATGTTTCACATAAAGGGTCACATAGTTCTAAACATTGGGTGGAGGAGAAGGAATGACTATTTTTGTTAGCATTGCGGCTTATTGTGACAGATTATTAGAACAGACTGTTCGAGACATGCTTGCAAAAGCCAGTAACCCCGACAAATTGCGGTTTGGAATAGTGGAGCAAAATTTTGCAGAAAAACGATTCAAACATGATGACATTAAAACGCAAGTAAGGTATGTTGGAATAGATGTACGCGATACCCGAGGAGTGTGTTGGGCACGCTCTCTTGCCATGTCCCTTTACTCAGGCGAGTCATGGTTTATGCAAATTGATTCTCACACGATGTTTGATCAAGGATGGGACGACAGGCTTCTTAAAGCAGCATCGCAGTGTTCTCAGCTATCACCCAAGTTTCTTATATCCAGTTATCCCAATTTATTTAATATGGTTGATGGTGTGCCCGTATTAAAAAAAGTAACGGAGAACACATTATTACATGCAGTGAATGAGGACTGCAAATTTGAGTCAAACAACTTGTTTTTGCTTTTTAAAGGCAAAGAAATAAAAACCACCTTGCCTGTTAAAGGGTTTCATGTTGCAGCAGGTTTTATTTTTACGCAAGGAAGGTTTGTGTATGAGGTGCCATATGACCCCCAAATGTATTTTGAGGGGGAAGAACAAACACTTGCGGTTCGCGCCTACACGCATGGTTGGGACATTTATCATATTTCAAATAATCCAACATATCATTTGTATAACACAGATCACAATCCAATGACGATACATAGAGAGTTGCATTGGACAGCAGAAGAAGACAAACAACGCAATACAAGATGGTGGGATTTAAATAATAACTCTATAGCAAGAATGAACGCACTTTTATTACAAGGTGAAGATTTAGGCATTTATGGGCTAGGCAAAGTTAGGTCCTTGGTCGAATACGCTAACTTCTCTGGTATTGATTACCGGAATAAAACAATTGCAGATCACGCAAAAAACAGGGAGGACGTAGTGCAAACAGTTTTAAACGATAAGGAAAAGTAACATGCCAAGACCCAAACCACCGGAGCCATTGCTAGGAAGACAAGTAAGGATGTCTGATAGACAGTGGATAATTTTGAACCAATTAGGCGGAGCGGAATGGCTTCGCAATTTGTTAGATAAAAAGGCACCAATGCCTAAGAAATATTATGACGTATTCACAAAATCAAAAGAAGCTGCAGTCCCAAGAGCCACAAAAAGCTTTGAGTCAAGAGGAGTTGATGGCATGGTGGCCATTCACGAGACTAGACCCAAAGATGTTTCCTAAACCAACCCAACGCGAGCAATCGCAATATGAAGAAAGTCCAATATGAAAGCTAGAAAACGTAAGTTCCCGTCCAAAACCAAACGCGCAAAAGAGTTTTTGGAAAGTCACCCTGCTGCCTCAGTTGATGAGATAGCGTTCCGGTTTGGCATGGTCAAACAATCTGTTTACGCCCTGCGCAATCAGTTGAGAAAAGAGGGATGGCAGCCGGCTGCAAAGGCTGACCAGATGCCCACACTTGCTCCTGCAGTCCATATACCAGAAGATTCCCAAGAGCATGAGCAAACGGGAATTGAAATGTATGAAGACGAGGTAGATTCAACCCTTGACGCTCGGGCCGTGGAGTACGGCAAGTTTATCGAGGGCGCTGAAGTCATTCAGATGCTAAAACGTGTTGTACAGAATGCTCTAAACAATCGTGACAAGACGTTGGCACATGATCAGGCTGAATCTCTGGACATGATCTTGCATAAGGTTGGCCGCATCATCAACGGCAATCCTGATGTGATTGACCACTGGCTAGATATTGCCGGCTATGCCCAGTTGGTAGCGGACCGCCTAAACGGCCGCATTCGCTAATTATTTGGCCTCACCCCAGCTCGGTCCGACTTCAACATCGCACCGACTGGGGATTTGCATATTGACGCACGTTGCCATAATCTCTGCTGCACGCTGCGCTTCTTCCTTTGTCTTGACGCTCAATGCCAGTTCATCGTGAACCTGCAGCATGGGCATGATCCCCTCCCGAGCTAGTGCAACCATTGCAGCCTTTGTCTGGTCTGCAGCAGACCCTTGGATAAGGCGGTTCAAACCCTTGTAGGTGCCTGCGCGCTTGATCCGTTGGCCGTATTCAATGACTGCTTGCTCACGGGGAAGGGCTTTGTTCACGCCCCACTCCATCGGCTCCCAAAGTGGGAACCGGCACTTGCGTCCGAGAAGGGTGCGGATGGATCCGTTGGATGCGGGATGCTCAATTCGTTTCATGACGGCATTGACTGTGCCTTTTAGGAACGGAACATTTTGGTGGAACTTATCAATAAGTTCCGACGCTTCCGTAACGTTCAGGTCCAGTTGTGCTGCCAGTTTGTTCTTACCCATGCCATACATCAGGCCAAGACCAATGGTCTTGGCAGCTTTCCTGTTGATGCCGGCCATCTCGGCAACCATCTGGTGAAAGTCGGTATTGGGGTTTTCTTTGTAAGCAGAAACCATGGTATCGGCTCCGGGCAAATCAAGGAGCGAAGCGTAGTGGACCAAGAGGCGTGGTTCCTGTGAAGAGAAGTCATTTGATGCCCACATCTCGCCGTCTTCTGGAAGAAACAAGCCGCGGACCATGGGCCCGATAATCTCGTGGCGGGCAGGGACTTGCTGCAAGTTGGGGTTGGCCATGGACAGACGTCCTGTAACGGTGCCGCCATCGTCTGAGCGCATTTGGTTGACGTGGGGATGGATTCGCCCTGTCTTTTCACTGAAATGAAGATACGGCTGCAGGAAGGTGCTGTGCGTTTTGTTAGTCTCGCGCGCCTCAATGATCATCTTGGCTAAGGGATGCTCATGGTTTTCTAAGAAGACCTTGGTAAAGCTTGGAAGGCCGTTGTCTGTTTTGCTGTATTGAATGCCAAGGCGATCAAAGGCTGCAGCAATCGATTGGGCAGCCCAGATATCAATCTTGATGCCGGCCTGCTCGTTCATTTCTTTAAGCAATTCGTTTTCACGAACAACCATTTTGTCAATCAAAAGCGCGCACTTGTTGCGGTCAAACCGGATCCCGCGGGAGGTCATGTGGTGCAGGACAGGGAAGGCTTCTGTTTCGAGGTTGAAGATGGATTCAACTTCATCCTGACGCATGCGGATCTTGAATGCTTGCCACAGTTTCAATGTGAGCGCTGCATCCTGCTCAGCGTACTCTCCCACATACATGGCGGGTAGTTTCCAAAGTTCTTTTTTCGGATGGACTCCGAAGTCTGCAGCGGCTTGTTTGAGCCCTTGCTCGGACTTGGCTTCTTGGAGGTAGTCAAATCCCAAGGCGTTGAGAGAATAGCTGAAACGGTTCTCGTCAAGAATTGGGGCAGCGAGCATGGTATCAACGATCCGTCCGTTGACCTTAAAACCACTTGCTTGTAGCCACCCCAAGTCATAGGCGGCGTTATGCATAACCTTATCGGAAGGGTAAGCCAATACGTCCGCAAGCCATCGTTCCACTCGTTTTTTGTCGAGATTTCCACCACCCTGATGCGCCACCGGAAAATATCCAGACCATCCATCGACGGCAAGGGCGTAGCCGACAACGAAACCGTCGTTCCTAGCCCATCCCGGGCCCATGGATTCCAAGTTGGGGTCGCATGTTTCAAGGTCAATTGCAATTTCTTTCGCTGTTGAAAGGTTTGGAAACACTTCCGGAGCCACCCATTCTGTTGGGGTGGGGAAAAGTGGAACTGTTTTCATATTCTGAAGCCTTTTTCAATATGTTTGGGTAAAACTAAATGCAAGGTCTTTTTTGCGCGGGTTATTCCCACATAAAAGAGTCGGTGAACGTTATCCCCGTTAGTTGCGTACTCTTTTGCAAACTTAGGGCTCAGATCCATGAGCAGCAGCACATTATCCGCCTCCCC